CATAAGTTAGACTAAATAGTGACAAAGTCACCTATTTAGTAACTAACTATAAAGATAGAAAAATAGACTACGAAGTAGTCTAAGTGTACAATACTACACAATCTACGATTGTAGTAGTATTTGGCTTAGTTATACACTATCTACTGTTACTATGTAACAGATAGAGAGTGTGTAGTTGGGACTATAAAGAATACCAACTATGTTGGTATAAGTATACTACTACTCTGTAGTAGTATATATATTATATACTATAGAGTACTATGTACTCTTAGTATATGTGCTGACTAGTAAACTCTAGTACTAATAGGTATTATATATAATACCTAAGTCAATCGTAAAATATGGTGTCAAATACTACATAGTTCTGGTACTAGGCTCCTGTAGGCTCCTAGTCAAAACTGGCTAGCGCACACTCACATATGCATATGCGTACCCCCGTTACACACCCCCCACATATATATAATTGTACTGTTTATATTTTTGGTACATTTTGGTTTTGGCTTAGTTTGGTACTATATTATTAAGGTTGTGTTAAGTTTTGTGTTTTGATGTCCGATTGTTGGTGTTGGTGGTGTTATATATGGTGTGGGGTTGTTTTTTTTTTATTCTATTTTTGTTTTGGGGGTGGTTGTGTGGCTGTTCAGTCTAATGCGTTGACTAGTGGTTTGTCTGATTTGGCTACTACGGCGAGTAATGCTGTGGCTGATTTGGCGGGTGTTCAGGCGGGTGCGGATGTGTTGGCTTCTCAGTTTGTGGATGTTAAGAATGCTATGCAGGATTTGGTTGATTTTGCTAATACTATGCGTAATAGTGGTTATTATACTCCTGTTGGCTCGTTAATGCCTTTTGCTGCTGCTACTGCTCCTGATGGTTGGTATTTGTGTAATGGTGCTACTTGGGCTAGTTTGTCGTTGTCTGCTGGTTCTCCTTTGTATGATTTGTTGCAGCCTTTGGGTTATCTTGGTGTTCCTGATTTGCAGGGTCGTACTGTTGTTGGTATTGGTACTCATGCTGATGTTAACGATTTGAATGATACTGAGGGCGAGGCTACGGTTGCTAATCGTACGCCTAAGCATACGCATAATCTTGGTACTCATACGCATACTATTAATGATCACGCACACAGTAATGGTGATTTGTTTACTAGGCTTATTCCTTCTACTCAAAATGTTTGGTATGGTGTTGCCAGCAGTACGAATGATGCTTGGTATAACAATTGGAATGGTGGCGGAATGAGTCTTGTAAATAACTCTGTTAATAACTATTTTAATGGTGGTATTGATATTGGCGGTAGCACTAGCGGATCTGGTCAATTAACTTCTAATGGGCCTAGCACAAATACTAGTAATATTTCTACTGCGCCTTATATCACGCTTAATTATATTATTAAATCTTAGGAGATTAGCATGTTCGGATCTAACGTACAACCCCGTCGTATCGTAAAAGAAACACGAAAAGAGCCGTGGTATTGTCACACTTGTAACCTAGAACACCCCGCGTATTATTCTAAATGTCCCAAATGCGGAGAACACCGACCCCATTAAGGAGCACTCGTGGGAAACTATACTTATGCAGACAAGAAGTTTAATGCTAAACAATTAGAAAATACGATCCTAGAATTCCCAGAGAAACTAGGCTGGTTCTTATCCAAAGGATACGCACCACACTATTATCAAGTATTGTTTCATTGTGACAAGAATGGTGCTAATCTGACGCGATTCAGGCACTTGGTAGCGGGGCGGCGCGGTGGAAAGACTCTTTCTGCTGCTTGGGAAGTACTTTTTTATTGTCTGCATCCAGAACAATTCCACTTGGATGCACATGGACGCAAGAGCGACCAGCCCTTATGGGTTTGGGCGCTATCCGCCTCGTATAAGGTGGGTCGTCCATCGTATTTAACATTCCGCGAAGCGTGTATTAAAGCGGGACTTACAATTGGTAAAGAAGTAAAAGAGAACAAAGGCGGCCTTCGCTTCGAATTCGCTAACGGTACACTAGTAGAATTCAAATCAGCCGAAGACCCACAGTCTCTTCGTGGTGCCGGACTAGACATCCTATGGATGGACGAGGCCGCATTCATCAAAAATGAGGAGTCTTGGGGCGTTATCCGCCCATCACTCTCAGATAAACAAGGATTACTAATCACAACAACCACGCCAAACCAGAAAAACTGGTTTTACGAGGAATTCTTCTCCGCAGACTCTCGCAAAGACGAGAATAATAGTCGCGTAGAATACAGAAGCATTGATAATCCTTACTTTCGCAAACAAGAATGGGAATACGTGAAGTCCCGATATCATCCACTGCTATTCGCACAAGAGTACATGGCGAGTTTTGACAGCATGGCAGGCAAAGACCTAGCCGGAGATTGGCTTCACTATTATACAAGCGAAGATTTGCTAGATTCGGAAGGAAAACCGCTAAAACTGCGTAAATACATGGGAGTTGACCCAGCGATCAGCCTATCTGCCAATGCGGACAGGTTTGTAATCACAATTATTGGGGTAGCAGACTCTAACGAGGTGTTTCTACTAGAGCAGTATGCGGCGCGAATCCCATTCGCAGAGCAACTACTTAAGATTGAAGAGTATTATCTTCGTTTTAAGCCTGAGATTATTGGTATTGAGTCTAATGCGTATCAGGCGGCTCTTGTGCAGCAGACTGAGCGTCTTACGAGTATGCCTCCTGTGGTGCCTATGTTTGCTAAGGGTAAGAAGTGGGAGCGTATTCTTGCTATGAGTCCTTTGTTTAGGATTGGTAAGGTTAAGATTAAAAAAGATCATGTTGATTTTATTCAGGAGTGGGTTGATTATGATTCTGCTATTCAGAAGCCTAAGGATGACTGTTTGGATAGTATGGAGATTGCTTTGAGGACTGCTGGGGCTTTGTTGGGCGAGTTGATGGATGATTCGCCTAGTTATAATTCTAATTTGCCTGATTGGGTGTTGTTGGATCGACCTTCTGCTAATAAGGAGGATCGTTATATTGACGAGTTTATGGGGAGTATGTGGTAATGTCTAATTTTAAGCGTATGGGTACGACGTATGCCGCTGATGCGATTACTGGTGAGCGTATGAATCTTAATGATCATGTGATTGATACTGGTTATGCTTCGCGTGATAGTTTGTGGTTTCGTAAGACTAGGACTAGGTTTATTAAGGAGGATACTCTTGTTGAATTGGTGGAGAAGGCGGGATGGACAATTACTGGCCGAGGAGACGCAAAGTCTAACGAGTCTAGTGTTGGAGTTTCTGAGCCTGCACCGCGAGTGGTCGATGAGGATGCTGGAGTTGGAGCAGGAGAGGTTGCGGTTGGAGAGCCTAAGGTTAGAGGGCGCAAGACCGTTAAGCGAAGTTCCAATGGGGCAGTTAAGGGTTAGTGAGGATGAGCAGGACGCTGATTGGGCGTTAAGAACAGGACTTATTTCTCCTGCTGAGTATAATGATTTGTTAGAGAAGGCGGGTTTGAGTCCTTCTGATATTGAATTCGTTTAGGGAGGCTTGTATTGGCTGAGACTAGTGTTGATAGTATGGGTGATGATGTTCCTACTGGTTTTGCTTCGGCGGCTAGTCTCGTTAAGCGTGTCGATGAACTTCAGCGTCAGCGGGATGAGATGGAACGACAGTGGAAGTTGAATCTTTCTTTTTATAAGGGGAAGCAGTACGTGTTTTATAATAAGCGTACTCGTCGTATGGAGTCGCTTCCTACTGAGGATGGGGATAAGCCGCGTTATCGTGTGCGTCTGGTTTCTAATCAGATTGCGCCTAATACGCAGTCTTTGTTGTCGCGTCTTGTTAAGTCTAAGCCACAGTTTTTTGCTACTCCGGGTCAGGCTTCGTTTGAGGCTCAGAAGGCTTCGCAGGTTGCTGAGAATCTTCTTGAGTATTGGTGGAGTTCGCTTCATTTGACTGAGAAGCGTGAAGAGGCGATGATGTGGAGTATTATTGCGGGTAATGGTTTTTGGAAGGTTAGTTGGGATGATAAGGCTGGTCCGGGTATGAAGGTTATGCTTGATCCTAGTGGGCAGCCTATTGTTGATCCTATGGTTAAGCATTTTTTTGAGAAGAATCTTGAGATTATGGGTGTTGATTCGGATCAGTTTGAGAAGCGTATTTATGAGGGTGAGATTCGTGTTGATGTTTTGTCGCCTTTTGATGTGTTGTTGGATGATGCGGCTTCTGTGTTTGAGGATTGTAAGTATGCGTTTTGTGTGCATCCTATGAGTCCTGATGAGATTCGGGATCGTTATAATATTACGCTTAAGGCTAATGCTATTAATAAGTATCCTGATGAGACTCTTCCGGGCGCGTTTAATGCTGGTGGTAAGACGAAGGAGAATATTCGTCTTGTCTATTATGGTTATTTTTGTCCGGGTGGTAAGTATCCTGATGGTCGTTTTGTGGTGTTTACTAAGGATCCTAGTATTGTGTTGTATGATGCGCCGTGGCCTTATCCTTTTGAGGAGTTGCCGTTGGTGAAGTTTCCGGGTATGCGTGTGCCGGGACAATTGTGGGATTCTAGTGTTGTTGAGCAGGCTATCCCTCTTCAGAAAGAGTTGAATCGTACTCTTAGTCAGATGATTGAGTATAAGAATCTTACGTTGAAGCCGCAGATGTTGGCTCCGGTTGGTTCTTTGCGTCAGCGTCTTACTGATGAGCCGGGGGCTATTTTTGAGTATAATCCTGTGGCTGGTAAGGTGCCAGAGTCTATTCCGATTCCTTCTTTGCCTTCGTATGTGTTTGAGCATTTGCAGGATCTTGGTGTGCGGCTTAAGGATACGTTTGGTTTGAATGAGATTATGGAAGGTAGTGTGCCTCCTAATGTTGAGGCTGGTATTGCTATTGATCTTCTGCAAGAGGCTGCTACGGATCGTCTTGCTCCGCAAATTATGCTTATGGAGAAGGCGTTGGAGCGTTGTGGTAATCTTATGCTTCAGTTGGCTCAAGAGTATTATCAGGAGCCGCGTACTATGATTATTACTGGTTCTGGTTCTAAGCCTAAGGTTGAGCGTTTTGAGGACGCTGATCTTATTAAGGGTGTTAGTGTTCAGGTTGAGGCTGGTTCTGGTCTTCCTCGTACGCGAGCGGGTAAGCAAGCGCGGGTTATGCAATTATTGCAGATGGGTATTTTGTCGCCTACTAAGGCTTATAAGTATATGGATATGGCTGATTTTAAGGGTCTTCAGATGCAGTTTGAGGCGGATGAGGAGCAGGCTATGCGTGAGCATGATAAGTTGATGGATGGTGGTATTATTAATGAGCAGGCGGCTAAGCAGGCTCAGGAGCAACTTATGATGAGTATGATGGAGGGTGGTCAGGTGGATCCCCAGTTGTTGCAGCAGAGTGTTGAGGCTGGTTTGCAACCGTTGGCTTATGAGAATAAGGCGGCGCATTTGGAGACTCACGCTTCGTTTATGAAGAGTGCAGAGTTTGAGAGTATGCCTAGTGAGGTTAAGGATCAGTTCTATAAGCATTTTGAGTTTACTCAGGCGGCTATGCAGGCTGAGGCTAATCCGACTGGTGACGCTCCGAAGGTTAGTCTTCAGTTGCGTGGTGCTGTTGGTCCGACTGTTGGATCTAAGATCCTTAATCAGGCTGGTGTTAAGGAGGTTACTCCGCAAGAGTTGTTGGAGCCGCCGCTTGACACTGTGGTTATTGATAATAAGGATAAGCCTAATGCTGAGGGTGGCGCTGGTGGTCAGATGGAAGATTATCAGATGGAGTTGTTGCAGAAGTTACAGGGCAATCAGGCGCTCGCTGATCAGAAAACGGCTAATACGTTAACTGAGCGAGCAATGAGTAATGGCTAAGACTCGGGTTGAGTGGGACGATAATTCTAAAGCGGCTGCTTATGTAATTTGGATTAGTAATGGTAAGAGTGTTCGTCAGACTGCTCGTGAGACTGGTATTCCTGTTTCTACTATCTCTTATTGGGGTAAGGATTGGGAGAAGAATGGTCCGCCGGATAATCTTAGTCAGAAGATTGCTAATAATGTGTACGAGTTTGTTGCTCATGCGAGTAGTGTGCGTGAGACTGCGATGCAGAAGTTGGAGGAGTTAATTCCTCAGGCTGAGGTTAAGCAGTTGAGTGCTATTGCTACTGTTGTGGGTATTATGGATGATAAGATTAGGCTTGCTAATGGTCTTGCTACTAAGCGGACTGAGACTGTGCATACGCTTCCTTCTAAAGAGGATATGCGCGAGTTAATGAGTGGGTTTAGTGAGGGCCTTGTTGCTGCTGCTGAGGATCGTGCATCTGAGGTTGTAGTTATTGAGGCTAGTAGTGTTGAAATTAATAGCGACCAACCAGAATAAACTGGAGTCGTTTGTTTGATAGGAGTCACGATGAGTGATATTGATATGGAGAGTGCGGTTGCCGCGCTTTCAGCAGAATTGCCGGATGAGGCGGGTAATTTTGAGTCGATTGATGAGGTTCACGAGGACAATCAACCCGAGGTTGAATCCTTTACTGCTTTTGATCCGACTATCCTTCCTGAGGATATGCAGACGGTATACAAGTCTATGCAGGCTGATTATACTCGTAAGACTCAGGAAATTGCAGAGTTACGACGAAATTATGAGTCGTTCTCTGAACAGGGCGTTGATCCTACTGAAGCGTTAGAGGCTGTTAGTCTCTTGCAGCGAATGAATAATGATCCAGAGTTTGCCGGTGAGGTGGCTATGGGTATTCAAGCGCGGTTAGAGGAACTTGGTTATTCGGCAAAACAGGTTATGGATAATGCTCCTATTGTTGATAATAATAATTATGAGGGGCTTCCGGTTGAGTTGCAACAAGAGTTGCGGGAGATGCGTGAGTTTCGTCAACAAATGATGGATTCACAAGAGCAGCAGAGTATTCTTATGGAGTTAGAGGCTGTGGAGAATACTATTCGTACTACGAATCCTGATTATACGGATGATGATATGGAAGCGGTTTATTCGCTTGCTTATGCTACTGATGGTGATTTAATGGCTGCTCAACAGCAGTATCATGCTATTCAGCAGCGTCTACTTGGTTCGTATTTGAAGGCTAAAACGGTACCGCATGGTGCTACTCCTGCTCCTAATACTCCTTTTTCGACTCCTGCGCGGGACTTTGGTTCTGTGGATGAGGCGCATAAGGCTGCAATGGAAGCGCTTCGTAGTATTTCCTAACTATGAGGTGATTTTATGGCTTATGATGGTGCTAATGTAGGGACTATTGGTAATATTCTGAAAGAGTATTACATGGGTCCCGTTAATGAGCAGTTGAACAATGAGGTTCTGCTGTTGTCGCGTCTTGAGGCGCGTAGTGAGGATCTGGTTGGTAAGCGCGCTTATGTGCCGCTTCATACTGGTCGTTCGACTGGTATTGGTGCGCGTGGCGAGTTGGATACGCTTCCGGCTGCTGGTTCGCAGGTTTACGACAAGGCTGTGTATGATCTGAAGTATCTGTATGGTCGCATTCAGGTGTCGGGTCCGTCTATGGCTAAGTCGAAGTCGGATGCGGGTTCTTTCCTTCAGATCCTTAAGGGTGAGTTGGACGGCGTTCGTAACGATCTTCGTAAGGATCTTGCGCGTCAGGTGTATGGTAATGGTACGGGTGCTATTGCTCCGCTGTATCAGATTGTTACGTCGGCTACTACGTCGCAGACGGTTGTGCTTGATTCTATTGAGCCGATTCGTAAGGGACAGTTGTATGTCAATATGCTTATTGATGTGCGTGATGCGGCTGGTACGGCTACGTCGAATGGTACGGGTGTTCGGATTGCTTCTATTAATCCTTCTGATGCTACTTATGGTAATCGTCCGTCTATGGTTCTGACGGTTGCTACTGCTATGAGTCCTGATAGTGCGGGTTCTGACAAGTACATCACTCGTGCTGGTGCTTCTGCTGATGCTACTTATCCGTCGGACGCTAATCGTCTGTCGAATGAGGTTGACGGTCTTCAGCGTATCGTTTCGACTAGTGCAACCAACTCGCTTGGTGGTATTTCTGTAACGGCTAGTACGAATAACTTCTGGGACAATAAGCGTCTTGTGCGCGGCACGGACTGGTCCGATTCGGATCCTGATGTGGCTTCGTCTCAGACGGGCGTGTCTCTGGACCTGTTGCAGAAGGCTATGAACCTTGTGCGGCTTGAGGGCGCTATGCCTTCGATTATCCTGACTACTCTCGGCATTCAGCGTGACTTTTACTCGCTGTTGCAGGATCAGGTGCGCTACACGGAGCCTACACAGTTCCGTGCTGGGTTCTCTGTGCTTGAGTATGCGGGTATGCCGTTAATCGCGGATATTGATGCTCCGTACGGGAATATGTACGTGCTGGACGAGTCCACTCTTAAGGTGTTCTCGGATCAGGACTTCCACTTCCTTGACGGTGACGGCAATACGCTGCGTCAGGTGCCGGATAAGGATGCTTATGAGGCTGTCATGGTTCGTTATATGAACCTTGGTGCCACGAAGCGTTCTAATCAGATGGTGATTTCTGGTATTCAGGTGGATGGTGCCGACGATCTCGGTATCTAAGTGATGGTTTGGGTGGGGGGCTACGGCTCTCCACCCATTCTTTTAAGGAGGGTTGTTATGGCTAGGACTGATGAACCCCGATGGAAGCGTATTGTTGCAAGTGTTAAGGCGGGGAGTAAAGGTGGTAATCCGGGTCAATGGAGTGCTCGTAAAGCACAGTTGGCTACGTTGAGGTATAAGAAGTCTGGTGGGGGTTATTCTGGTCCTAAGACTAAGGCTCAAGAAAGTTTGTCTAAGTGGGGTAAAGAGAAGTGGCGTACTAGTGATGGTAAGCCTGCTAAGCGCAAGGGCGGTACTACTAGGTATCTTCCTGATGCTGCTTGGAAGAGTTTGTCTCCTGCTGAGAAGGCTGCTACTAATCGTGCTAAGAGGGCGGGTAGTAAAAGCGGTAAACAGTTTGTTAAGAATACTAGGGCTGCTAAGTTGGCTAGTAAAATGGCTAGGAGGGACTAATGAGTGTTACTGCGTATAATCGTTATGCTTTGTGTCGTTGGAAGCGTAGGCGTGGATTATGACTGAGGCTTGGACTCGTAAAGAAGGTAAGAATCCTGAAGGTGGTTTAAACGCGGCTGGTCGTCGCTCTTATACTAAAGGCACTCTAAAACCTCCTGTTTCTGCTAAGCAGGCTAAGAGTAGCCCTAAGGCTGCTGCTCGTCGTAAGAGTTTTTGTGCGCGTATGAGCGGTATGAAGCGTAAGTTGACTAGTGCTAAGACGGCTAATGATCCAAATAGTCGTATTAATAAGAGTTTGCGAAAGTGGGATTGTTAATGAATATTTGGTTGCCTCATAGGGGTGATACTAATGTTGCTGCTTGGAAGGTTGATTCTATGGTGAATCAGTATGATGAACGGCTTATGTTTGGTAGAAATGAGGATACGGGTGATTGGTGTGTTTTTATTAAGATGCCTAGTCCTGCTGTGCCTTATCCTATTCTAGGTTTTGGGGATACTATTCCTGAACCGTCGGAGGCGCTTGATCGGTTAGTTAAGAGCGACACGATGCGGCATGGGGATACTATTTATAAGGATGTTATGCGTTCGCAGAAGAAGTTTAAGGATGATTTAGAGTATAATTCTAATCAGGCTAGTGAGGATTCTGTTGAGCGTATTGAGCATTTGATGCGTAAGAAAGGCGATTCGCCTATTGTTAAGGTGTTTATGAATAATACGGAGGGGGTGGTTTCGAGTGACTCTTGATGAGATGTTTGATGAGATTGATTTGTACGGGTTTGATGATTTTGAGGATGCACAAAAGTTAACGCTTTTGAATGAGGCTTATTTTGATATTGTTACTCGCGAGCCTTGGCCGTTTATGGAGAAGTTGTTGCCTAGCCTTGTTGTTCCGGTTAATACGGAGAAAATTACTAATAATACTTTTGCTGGTAGTCCGACGGATGTTAGTAGTGTTTTATCGTTTGTGGATCTTACAAATGATACTGTTATGGTGCCGGAGCGGTTTGATGTTATTGAGAAGATGTATCGTGTGAATGATTTGTCGTCTACGCCTATTAATTATTATTTTGTTGGTGACGAGTTGTATGTTTATCCTGTGACTAAGGGTGCTACTACTTATCGTTTGGCTTATATTCGTATTCCTGAAAAGGCTACTACGTCTAGTGATACGTTTCTTATTCCTAGTCGTCATCATAGTATTATTGTGTATGGTGCGCTTGTTAAGGCGTTTCTTGTTAATGATGATCCGCAGGCTGCGGTGTTTCAGAATATGTTTGAGTCTCGTTATCAGCAGATGCGTAATGATGTTTGGATGAATCAGTATGATCGTCCTGATCGTATTCATGTTTTGTCTGATGGTTATGATTGGAATTATTAAGGGGGTGTTGTGAGTGGCTGGTTTGACTTTTATTAATCAGGTTGGTGCTGTGGAGGGTATGAATCAGGCTGCTCCGGGTACTCTTATTCCCGAGTCGTTTGTGCGTTGGTCGCAGGATGTTTTGTTTGATCGTGCTGGGTTGATGCGTCGTCGGGGTCCTTTTACCAAGTTTGCTACTTATCAGGAGACTTCGCCTAATATTAGGACTGAATATGATCCTACTAGTAATTCGACTAGTAATGAGCGCGTGTTAAGTATTTTTTCTACTTATACTCCTGAGGGTGATGTTCGTATTGGTATGCTTGTGCATATTACGACTAATGCTGGTGTTCTTTCTGCTGTTCTGCGTGTTTTTGATTCTTATTTTGTTTATCTTGGTGAGGAGACTCTTCCTTTTACTCCTAACATTCTTAGTATTGTTAGTACTAAGCCTGCTCTTGGTGGTGGTTTGTGGGTGAGTATTTCTGAGAATCCGGCTAATTCAGAAACTCATTACCAGTTCTTTTGGCGTGGTGGTGTAAGCACTGTTACTACTACGGGGACTTTTACTGTTACTAGTAGTTTGCTTCCGGGCTTTACTTCTAGTAGTCACGGTACTATTAATAAAGAAATTAGTAGTGTTGGGGCTTTAAGTAGTGTTTTTAAAGGAATGTTTGTTTATGTTCGTTTAGGTTCTAGTCCTTCTTATACTTATCATTATATTGGAACTGTTAAATCGGTTACAAATACTCAAGTTATTTTAGAAAAGTATCCTTTTATTTGGGATTCTGTTGTAGATTCTAACGAGGTTGCTGCGGGTGTTGGGCATGTAGGTAGTATGAGTTTAAGTGGTGTTAGTCTTTATTTTACTAGTATTCGTCCTTTTGAGCATGTGCATGGACGCGGCCTTATTACAACTACGCATAATAGTCAAAATATTGCTACTGGTACTGTAGGTACTAGTGCGGATGGTCATTGGGTGTCGGCTGGGATTGCTGGTTGGTATCTTTATAGGGCTAGCGATAATGCGTTTATAGGTAAAGTACAAACTATTACTACAAATGCTGGCGGTTCTTTACATGCTCATCCGGGTGTTACAATTGCGGCGGACGAGTACATTATGAAGCCTTTTGGCGCTTCTACTATTACTGGTTCTGAAACTGCTTATAAGATTAGTACGCGATTTGCAACTAGTTTTGGTGGTCTATATACGGCTGTGTATGCGGGGTATCAGTGGTATGGTAACTTTGCTAAGGATGATGCTAATACTAATCGTATTGTGTTTAGCGCAACGCATGATCGCGAAGCAGTAGACTTATCTCGCGATGCAGCAGATTCTATTATCTTTCCCGGTAAAAGCAAGTTTCGAGGATTAGGTTCTTCTAATGCGGGACTACTCGTTTTCCTAGAAGATCGTACTTATATCCTTCGTGGTAATGATCGAACTAACTTTAGTGTAGAGCAACTTGTGCCGGAAGGCTGCTTATGTCCTACTAGTATTGTAGAGTATGGTGGTGGTGTGTTCTGGGCGGGTAAGAGTGGCATTATGTTCTTTGATGGTGCTAGTGTTCGTAATCTTACTAAGGATAATCTTGGTTTGTATTATACGGATTCTTTGGACGAGTTTGATTCGGAGCAAGATCGTGTTATTGGTTTTATGCATAAGAATAATCTTATTATGCATTATACGAGTTGGAAGTCTCCTTTTGATCCTATTCGTTATGAGCCTCTTTATGCGGATGATTGGCAGAACGCTCCGGATAAGTATGGTAAAGAAACGTATGAGCAGTTTGATCCTGATTTTGCGTTAGAGGATTTTACTACGAATAATAATACTCCTATTTTTTGGGATCAGAAGAAGTTAAATAATCCTGAGGAGTCGGCTAGTACTGGTAAGGCTATTACTTGGCAGTCTGGTTTTTATGCTAAAAATGTGGCTGGTAGTACAGTGCCAACGACGTTTGATGTTAATTATATTTATATGCCTGATTTAGCGGCTGCTAATCGTTTTAGAAAATGGAATGGTACTTCTTATGCTATTGTCGCTCCAGTAGCGGCTATTGGTTCTACTGCTGCTACTAAATTATATGTGTATACTGGTACTAGTTTTACAACAGCGACTATTATTATTTGGAATGGTTCTGCTTGGATTTCTAGTGCTTCTAGTGCTGTTTTGTGGAGTGTTGGTACTTCTTTGAACAAATGGGGTCCTCTCCGTAACAACACAAGTATTACTTTTTGTTACTACACACCAACAGGTAGTATCACAACGCTTAGTAATATGGATTTTAGAGGCGTTACTTCTGCTGAAACTATTCTTGGTCTTAAAACAATCCTTGGTGTTAACAGTATCGAATCCGATAAGTATCGTGCTAGGTTTATTGATATTCACCCAGTGTTTGATACTAGCACTAATGGTATTGATAGTTTTCTAGTTGAAAAGCCTAATATTCCAACAGTAGATCTTGTTCGTGGGCCAGACTTCTACCTACAAACAAAACACTTTACTGTAGGCGACCCTATCCTACGCAAGTGGTTCCAACGAATTATGCTTAGTATGCTCTTATATGATGGAGCAGTTCGTATGGATCTAATTGACGATGATGATAATGATGAAGTTGATATTAATAAAAAGAAGCATAAGTATTGGGAAGTGTTTACTGAAAAGGGTTATGATTGGGATTATCTTGGCGCAGGTGAAGGCGCTAATTTTGGTGTTGTATTCCCCAAGTTAACTTCTCCTAGTATTTCTTCTTGGCAGAATGTTGAAGGTACTGTAACATTATGGGACGAATTATTTACAAGTGATTTTAATCGTTACTCTAAACGAGTTTCGTGGCGTAAAACAAGTGTTGGTTTTAGATTATACCAATTAAATAATTATAAGAAGCCTTTTAATGGTGTTGTTACAATACCTAATCGTGTAGAATTACAAGGGTTTAGTATTGGCTTTAAGCCGCTTCGACAAGGGAGAGTTTAATGGATCAGATGCCTAATTTTGATTTAACTACACCACAAGGCAAACAAGAGTTTCAATCGTGGCTTACGAATATTATTCGTAAGGAAGTTAATTCGTATACTCGTCAAGTTATTGGTTTGGCTAATACTGGCGAGAGTATTGCTAAAGGTAAAATTCCTATTACTTAGAAAGGAGGATATGTATGCCTAATTTATCTACTAGTACGCCGACGTATAATTTTCCGTATCCTCTTCCGGGGGATAGTGTTTCTAATACTTATGAGCGTATTAGACAATTAGCGGTTAGGGTTGAAGAGACTTATACTCTTATGGGTATTATTCCTAATACGTTTGCTGGTGTTCAAGGTCCTCAGGGTCCGCAGGGTTTTCAAGGTCCGCAGGGCTTTCAAGGCGCACAGGGTTTTCAGGGCTTTCAAGGTACTCAAGGATATCAGGGTGCTCAAGGCGCTACTGGTGCTACCGGCGTTGAAGGACCTCAAGGCAGTCAGGGCGCTCAAGGCG